AATGCTTAATAGTGATGGACAGTACACAGGTCCTACGCCGGCGGCTGTTGCAGCAACGTACAGGCTGTTTAACCAAGCTAAATGGGCCTATAAAGTTGCTACAGATCAAGAAGTAGATCCTGATCTGCGTCCTACGCCGCTTAACATTGTTAAATTGGTCGAAGCTGCGCGTCACGCTACGTTTGAAAAAGCTAAGGAAGAGTTACGTAATCAGCGGAATACGCGCTTGTCTTACGCTGAACAGCAAGAAGCTACCCAGAATCAGAGAGCAGCAGTTGATAAGATACTTGAGGACTCAGCTAACCGTACTGAAGATAGGCGGTCTGTTGATGCTGTGGCTAACCCGTTTACCGAAGCACAACTTGAAAATCTTAATAACGACAGTTCTCAGATGAGTGCCATTCGGAGAAAGTTTGACAAATTCATTAAGAAACTTACGCTCCCCGAAGCTGTGCATCTTCTTACGCCAAAACAGGCTATCGAGATGTTGGAAGATATGGGACTTACTGACGACGCCAACCAGATTCGTGAAGGTTTGGTAAATGGTAAACGCATCATTTATACAGACCCGGTTACTGGCGATGTTCAGTATTTCGTATATGTCGATCCTCGTCAGACAAAGGTTAATGTTGAGGATGCTCTGGCACACGAAATAGGTCATACAGTTCTTGACCAGTTCTTTAACAGACTTGATGGTAAAGAAGCTCAGGAAATAATGAATGAGTACAGGGCTTACCGTAAATCTGTAACCAACGAATTGAATGGGAAGATTACTTTCCGTAACTTGCAAAAGCTACTCGAAATGCGTCCTGAAGATCTTATGAGCTTCAAATCTCGTGGGGCGGATATTTACGGAAGTATGGTAAATAACTCTGCCGAAGCGCAAGCGTATCTTGAGTATGTAACTGACTTCCACGAATGGTTTGCTGATCGTGTGTCTGCACGTTTACGTGACACAACCCCTGCCAGAACTGCGTTTCAACGTATGATCGACAATCTGCTCACGATGTTCCATCGTCTGTTTGATAAAGATTATGTGCGCGAAGGTAATGTTCAGGATTTCGTAGATGCGTTGGTTGAGCATCGTCCACTTCTTTGGGGCGGAGCGCGTATGGCCTCTGAAGCCTTAAGTTCGTGGCACAGAATCAATATGCAGGACTACGAGAACGACAGAGAATTTAATCCAGATGATCTGAATGCTGTCGCTGACTTTTATAAGTCTGTTACCAATCTTACTATGGATGCAGATACTATTGCCATGTTGGGTATGCTACATGGGCAAGATCGTACCAATGCGTTGTATCGTGAAATCATGTCTGACATTATGACAAACGGTAATACTGGTATTTCGAATGAAGCTAGAACGGTATTACTCCGGTTTGCTCGCCGCCCAGATGTACGTCAATATCTGATCGGTAACGTGACTAACCGCAACTTCAGAGAAGCCTTGATAAAGAACGATAACCTGCTTGTCGCTTATGCTTATCAGTTGTGGGCTACTGGCAACCTTAATATGGACGGTACTGCCGCCGATATTAAGAATCCTAAAGTGCGGAAAATCTTCTTGGATCTCAGTGATGGATTAAGTCAGACGTTCGATTATATGAATGAGCTTGAGCAGGCTGATCGTATGTTTGCCTATATTCACTCAGGTAACGCTGCGCTTAATAAGCAGTTCCCTCATCTTGGCGGCGCACAGAATACTGTAGCAAGACAGGCATGGAACGGTTATATCAAACCTGCGTGGGATGCAGTTTACAAGTCTAGGTTTGGTGGAGGCGTATTCTCTACAGCTTCAACCAGACTGCAAGACACTAATATACCTATGTTGATAAAGCTAGGTGATATGCTGTTTGGGCGTATCGGTAAAGCCTACACGGAAGAATCGTTCATTTCTGGCAAAGAACGTAATATGCACAAGTTCTTGCGTAGATACGACCAGATAGTTAAAGACTTTACTGAAGTGGAGCTTCAGGAACTTGGTGCTATGTTAAACCTAGGTCTTCCTGTTGCAGATTATGAACATGCGTATAACGACAAACTGATTACTGCGTTGAAAGCTATGAGAACGCTGTATGCTGATGTGTTCCAGTACGGTAGGAAAAATGGTGTTGATATTGGCTATCTGGACGAAAACTATTCTCCTTGGTCAATGGACTTGCCTTATTTAACAGATCATAGGGAAGAGTTTATTGATCTGTTTAATGAAGCGAACCTGCGTAACCATCTTATGCAGCATCAGATGGACCCGACTAGATTGTGGGAAACTATCGTAAACAATATGGGCGATACGCATTACGATGAGGAATCTGCTACTAAAGTCAGACCTTATGTTTCTGCTAAGAAGTTCCGTTCACTGAACTGGATTCGTACAGTAGCTACGCCGGAGCAGATGAACCGTTTTAATAAGTTCTTGTCTGACAACGCTACTCAGAGCGTCCACACATATATTCATCAGATGGTTAAACGCGCAGAGTTTAATCGAGTGTTCAGAGACTATATGGACTATCAGGGTTCTGATCCGCTCGCGTATATCCTTGCTGAAGCTAACAGGCAAGGTGCTACTAAGCAGGATTTGGTTTTAGCCAAACAGTATGTAGAAGCTGTAATGGGTACACTTGGACGTGACACTAACACTGCGCTTAAGGCCTTCTTTGGTATGCAGCCGCCTGTTCCGGGTGAGGTCATAGATAAGCGGCTACAGAAAGGCATGGCTACGGTCATGACCGCTGTGAACCTTGCAACTCTTGGTCTAGCTACTCTGACATCTGTTATTGATGCGTTCGGTACGATGATCCGTACTCAAGACCTTCAGGTATCTTATCATGGTTTTGTTGAAGCGTTTAATGCCATGAAAGCAGAGTATAACGGACAGGAAAGCGAATTGATGGCTATAGCCGACGCTATTGGTACTTCAAGTCGTGACTCTTCTATTGAGGTTCTGAACCAGTTGTACGGTGGGAACTATATGTCCGGTATGAATTTGAAGATCAATGACAAGTTCTTCAATTTGATTGGTCTTAACCTGTGGACTAAATTTACCCGTATAGCGGCAACTCGTACTGGTCTACTGTTCATTAAGAAGCACATGACTAATCCTGACCGGAATAGTGCCAGATGGATGGCTGAGTTGGATTTGACTCCTGAAGATTTGGTAACAGATGCCAATGGTGATTACGTTCTGCTGTCATACGAGCAGATCAAAGAGACCGAGGCGAAGATAAACGAGAACGCAGAGATTATGCATAATCTCGATTTCCAGTTTGAAAGGGATCAGATCGAGGAATTAAAGCAAGAGAACGACGCGCTTAGGAATCAAATCCGTAGTTCTGAAAAACTGGCTAAAGCAGTCAACAAGTTTGTGGATCAGTCAGTACTAAGACCAAATGCGGCGCTTCGTCCTATTTGGGGTTCTGACCCTCACTACATGCTGATGTTCCATCTGAAGTCCTTTATGTACACGTTCCACGAAGTAATCCTGAAACGTATGGCGCTTGAGGCGGTTCATGGTAGTTTGATGCCCGCTGCTGTGGGATTAATGATGATGCCTGCTATGCTTGCCTCTGATATGCTTCGAGAACTTATTCAGTACGGCAGTGAAGAACCTAGATGGAAAAAGGATTGGAGTTGGTTTGACCATATCCTACATTCAGCCCAACGTGCAGGTTTACCGGGCAGTTATCAGACAGGGATAGATATGTACAAGGATTTCAAATATGGCGGCAACCCTGTAGACTCTTTGCTCGGACCTACGTGGCAAATGGCTACCTCTGGTAAGCCACAACAGTTTATGCCCGGATATAGCGTCTGGAAACATTGGGGAGAAAGTGAGTAATGGCTACGCCACGTTTAAGTGAAAAAGCAGGGCTGCTCAACATAACCATCGAGCAGGGGGCTACTTTCAACCCTGTTTTCACATGGAAAGATGAGTTGGGCAACCCAATTGACCTGTCTGGTTTCTCCGGAAGGATGCACATTAGGGGAGAAATTGAGGATGTGGCTCCTCTGTTGGAGATCACAACAGCAAATACTTATATGGTTTTGGGCGGTGCTTTAGGTACGATCACCCTTAACGTTCCTGCCTCTATAACGGCAGCACTTGACTTTGATACGGCTGTTTACGACCTAGAACTGGAGTCTAGTGGCGGTGACGTCACTCGACTCCTGAAGGGTTCAGTTGGTCTGTCACCAGAGGTTACACGGTAATGCCGGTCTACCCGATCAACCAGAACACGGTAGTTGACGCTCTGAACTACCCTTCTGAGGTACAACTCGCTGTTTCTAAATACTTTGTTGAGTCAACAACTCAACCCAATTCTGTGGAAATAGTGGTTCAAAATGCTACAATTTACTCAGCAGGAATCCAAGGTCCGGCAGGCGCAGATGGCTTGCAAGGTCCGCAGGGTGAACCGGGAGAAGAAGTGCCATATTCAACGAGGGTAGACTGGATAAGTGATTCGGAGCTTTATAAAGGTGAAGCAGATCCCGGTTCTTCAGAATCTTCTGCGGTTTGGCGAATCCGTCATATTGTTATTGGTAATGATGACGATGTTACTACCAATTGGGCTGATGGTGATTCTCAGTTCGATAACATTTGGGCAAACAGGGCATCCTTGAGTTACAGCTAATGGCTATTCAAATACAAAATTCTGAGACTCTTCCGGCACTTGTGTACGACAAGTTTTTTCTGGAAGAACTGCGCCTCACCCAGAGGATTAGTGGCGACGATACAAAACCGCCATACTATACCCTCAAAATTTCTTTTCGCATTTACGCTGTTGATGATAACAATGTAAGGCACTACAAAAACAAGGTAGACTCTGTTGAAATCAATGACTACGCCGCTGTTGCATACGCCAAAGCATTAGCGGGTGATAATGATCTGGCTACTGCGGCGGTAGCTATAGAAAACGCACTTGTGGCGATTATTCAGGATCAGAAACCGGAATTTGGCGGGGCAACAGTAATTTAACTTTGGAGACTTTAAATGGCAGCAATAGACAGTGCCAACTTTTCAATTAGCGCAGGAAAAGTTATTGATTATACAGGCGCAGCGCATGGGGCAACTGGTGCGGTTTATCACACCACGATTGAGTTTCACAGATGGCTGATGGACAAAGCCGATGATGCTGTTGCATCAGGCAATGACCTGCTCGACATCACCTACGATACTCCGTCTGACCGAGCAACGGACAACTACATCAAACTCATTAATGGTTACACCATTACTGACGCAGTAGCCGAGCATCTGTATGACGGTTCTATTGAACAAGGAATTTTAGGCACATCAGGTTGTAAAATCTGGGACGGTCAGGTGGTGATTGCTGCCCCTGATATGGACTTGCAGATCATGCAGGACGGTGCTCAGATTACTAACGATTTCTGGAATACCATCATGTTCAATGATGGCGGTATCAACCCGAATGGTTATAAAGGTCTGAACTTCGATACCAACAACGGTATCTCACACCGCTTCATGCTGAAAGTTTATGACTTTGATGCTGATGGCGGTTACATTGATGGCGCTCGCTATATCGGTATGACTCGTGTTGATGCAAGCTCAAACGGCGGTACTGGTAAGACCTTCTCCGAGTTCAAGGTAAACGGTTCTGCTCGCGGTAACAACGTTATCGCCTTGACCTACGCTGACGACTTGAACGATGCGTCTGATGCCTCTGGTCTGACTGGTATTTCTAACCAACTGTACGGTTACAACGGTATTGACGTTGAAACTGGTATCACCTCTTACTACTACTCCAAGTGGACTAAAGGTGCTAATACCATCAACCAGTTGTATCAGTACATCAAGTACCTGTCTCGCGGTGCTGCTGCAAACTTAGGTACTCTGTATAACATTGATGCCAAGATTTTCCGTGGTATTACTCATGTTCTGAACGGTACTCAGGCAACTGGTACTTTCGGTACTGCTTCAAGCTCACAGACAGGACAGCCAGAAGAAATTACTTGGGCTACTGGTACTGGTCAACTGCTTGCCGTGGATGATACTGGTTCAGCTACTAAAATCTGGATGCAGATTCTTACTGGTGTTGCGCCTTCGTCTGGTACGGTTACTGGTACAACTTCTGGTGCTACGTTCTCTGTTTCAAGCAACACTGAGTTCACAGTATCTTCACCGATAATCGGTGTATCTACTGGTTCTGCGATCATCGGTGCGACAGGTTTTGGTGTTCTGTCTACTGACCTTAGCAAGAACGATAAGGTGTTTGACCTTGCAGGTGCTCCGCATACTCCACCAACCAACGTAACCTTTACCGTTACAGGTGTGGAGTCTGGTGAAGACCGTATCCTTGTAGGCCCAGAATCAGGCGGTACTTTCCACATGACTCAGGGTGCTGTAGCAACTTCTGCGCTTACAACTGGTTCTACCACTGTAGTAATGACAGGTGATGGTACTGGTGGTACTGAGGCATTGGGTACAGGCACACAGTCAGAGTTCGATACGCCAAACGATTGTACTGGTACTCCTACTGCTCTGCGTATTATGGACGACAACGGTGTTTACCAACGTGTTACTTACACAGGTTACACCGCTTCAGCCGATACGCTGACATTCACTGGTTGTGATTGTTCTGCTCTGACAGCAGGTGCGGCTATCAGCAACGATATGTTCATTGCTTACATTGACGCTCTGTACAACGGCACATCAGCAACTAACGCCTACACTGCTACATACGGTAGTGCTACTCGCAATCTGTATGTCCGTGTGCGTGACGGTGGTACTGGTGGTGACGCAGAGGGTATCAAGACGTTTGAATCAGCAGCTTCAATCGCTGACAACAACAACTCGATTTCTGCGATTCGTACACCTGACGTATAAGTATGGCGGTCACTACTAACCTGTCTGTTTTTGATGCGGCAGACTCCAGTGGCAAGTGGGCGGAGTTAGCAGGGCATCTCTCTGGAGGTGCGCCTGCTGCTACGTCTGAAAACTATTGGCAGAATGGTACAGCAGTTGACCAGTCAACAGGTCAGGCAGTTGGTACATCAGCAGGTATGCAGTGCGACTTTGGTTCTACTCTTTCTTGGACAGGCTCAAGTAAATGGGTCTTTCTGACTTGGAGTAAATATGATGCCGCAACGAACATTCAAACATGGGCTAATGGTGGTTTCAGAATAGGTATTGGAACGAGCAGTGGTAACATGGATTTCGTTAATGCCTATGGTAGTGACTTCTCTCCTTACCCTGCCGGCGGTTGGATTAGTGTAGCTATTGATCCAGAGGTAGCTTTTGCAAGTCCAGATGCTTCTGATGGTTCTGGTCTTACGAGTGGTAGTTATCGAGTAATAGGGTTCTTGCCTAATACGCTTGCTAAGGTAACGAAGGGTTCACCAATTGTTGCCGATATTATCCGTTATGGTCGTGGTGATATTGTTGTAACGGGTACTGAAACTTTCTCCTCAATGGCTACAGCAGATAATACTGCTACTGTGAGATGGGGCTTATTCATACCTAAAGCTACTGGTATTTATGAGTGGAAAGGCTTAATGAGCCTCGGAACAAGTGGTACAGCGGTATCGCTTACTGACGCTAATAAGACTATCCTCGTTCAAGACACACCAAGAGTAAGCGCAGGGTTTAATAAAATTGAAGTATCCAATGCTTCATCAACTGTAAGTTTAGACTCTGTTACCATACAAGGTGTGCAAACAAGTATTACAGGCTCTTCCCCTATCTCTCCCGGTGACTTTGAAGCGGTCGCTAATGCTAATATTACGTTTACGTCTTGTACGTTTGTTGATTTAGGCACATTTATATTTCAAAGCAATTCAGAAATTATAGGGTCAATCTTTCGTAGGTGTGAAGCAATAACGCAGGGTGGAGCAACTTTTACTGACTGTTTCTTTATCAACTCTGCCGCTTCTACTGCTTTGACGGTTAATGATGCTTCAGTAGTCACTGGATGCACTTTTGTTGGTAATGGAACTACATCGCCCGGACACGCCGTTGATTTAGGCACGATAAATACTGGTGGTTCAGTAACGATAAACTGGACTAATGAGCTAGACAACGGCACTACTAATCAATCTGTTTGGGAAGGGTCAACACAGTCTCCGACAGCAGGAACGCAAGGTTCTGCAAATAGCGCTATTACAGTCAACGTAGTTAGCGGCACTGCTCTTAAAATTGCGGTTGGCTCTGGTGCAACTATACCAACAGTACAGAATACTGGTACTGGTACGCTCGAAATAACAGCTAATGAAGTAACGCTGACTATTACTGTGCAGGATATTATTACCAATTCTCCAATAGAAGGCGCGATGGTCTATTGTAGAAACTCAGGCGCAACGGCGACGTACATCGACAAGGTTGAGACTAATTCAAGCGGACAGGTCAGTTTTACTGGTTCATTAGGGTCTGCTCAAACTTTGGCAGGTTCAGTAAGGGCAGCAACTCCTGATACCCATGCTTACAGTAAGCACTACAAATCTTCACCGATTGTTGGCACGTTCAGTAATTTGAACGATACTAACATTACAATTTCATTAATACCGGATGAATAATGACTGCTGACCAGAAAAACATAAAGATACTCCACCAAGAACTCGTTAATGTTATTGAGAACATTCGTTCTATGCAGGAGAGAATTGTTCAGATTGAGGGTGCGCTTGCTAATCTTTCAGCGGATCAGGCAAATACTAAATCACTGATCGGTCATGTTCTAGGCCGTGGCCGGGGAAGTACGGTTCATGGCGATTCTAATTGATTGGTCTACCAAGGTAATCACTGTTGAGCAGAACACTCCGGGGGTTGTTTCCTTCATAGGTGGCTCTGTCTACGAGTTAGACACCTTTGCTTTCCGTCTTGCTCTGAAGGACTTGGAGGATTCAGAGGTAGGCATGTCTATGCCAGATACTCATAGGCATAATACTCAGGTGTTGCTTGGTGGTATCTACTACGCTCGTACCATCGAAATCATCAACGGTTACACCATCACATTTGAAGAAACTGGAAGTCCTTATGTGGTCAATCTTGTTGGCTCTAACAATAATATCCTTGATGTTACTAACTTGGGAACTGTTCAGATAAGGTCGAACAACTCCGCAGGGCTTATTAACGTAAAAGAGTTGCAGCACGGTATCTTTGGCGAAGAAGTCCATCTGGATCAAAACGGTGGTACGCCCGGAACTGTGTACCCTGCCGGTACGCCCCTTCAGCCAGTTAATAACGTGCCCGATGCTATGACCATCGCTGCTGTTCGTGGCTTTACCAGAATCCACGTTATCGGCAACCTTACCCTAGATACCGGAGATAATATCGAGGGTATGATCCTGATGGGCGAGAACGCCACCAATACTCAAATTACCGTAAACTCAGGAGCAGACACACAAGGTTGTGAGATTCAGGAAGCCAGTGTCACAGGTAATCTGGACGGTGGCACGATCCTTCGTAACTGCGTAATCGACAACCTGAACTACATTAACGGGTTTGTGTACAGTTGTATGATAAACCCCGGCACTATTGCGCTTGGCGGGTCTGATACCGCTCATTTCCTAGACTGCTACTCCGGTGTTCCGGGGGTCGGAACTCCTACCATCGATTGTGACGGTATAGGCATCCAAGCTACTCCATTGGCTATACGCGGGTACAATGGTGGCATCAAATTGATAGATATGACAGGTGGCCAAGCTACTTCCATTGACTTGGCATCAGGTCAGGTAATCATAGACTCTACCTGTGTATCGGGAACTGTTGTTGTACGTGGGGATGGGAAAGTCATTGACGAGAATGGAACATATCTTAATTCTGGTGTTATCAACGGCGGCCTTACTCTTGTTAATGAGACTACTTCCGGTGACGTAGTAACTACCGCTGTAGCCAAAGCTGTGTGGGATACGAACCCTGCAAGTCACATTGCAGAAGGCACAATGGGGCATCTGCTCAACTATCTGGACTACATGGAGAAAGTTGTCTACTGTGACCCAGAAGCACTGGTTAACGGCGAAGGTAGTCAGGAAAAACCGTTTAACAATATCACCGATGCCATAGATTTTGCTGAAGCGCACAATGTAACCACTTTGATAGTGACTTCAGATATTGCGATTGATCGTAATGTAAAGAATCTGAAAGTGGTAGGTGTAGGTGTTCCAGAAGTGGATACAGTAGGTTATGACTTGAAGAACTCAGAGTTCCACAGAGTTCAGTTCAAGGGACTTTATTCTGAGTCGGTTATTGTACAAGAGTCTGTACTTACCAATGGTGCGTATCTGAACGGCTTTTTTGAGAACTGTGCTGTGGCAGGTAACGTAGCTACGGTAGCTAGCTCGATCACCTACATGAAGAATTGCGCCAGTTCGATGCCAAACGGCTTTACGCCTGCTATCAGCATAGGTGCTGACTCAGTTCTTAATGTTGCGGAGTGGTATGGAAAGCTCAGTATTGTGGGGTGCTCTACCGCTAATTCTAGCGTTATTATCAACCTCAGTAGTGGTAGCGTTACTCTGGACGCAACTTGTATTTCTGGAACGATTCTCATTACTGGTGTTGGTAGTGTTACTGACTATAGCCTTGGGGCTACTGTTATCAATAATGCAGTAGATCCTGCTACGACCGGAGCTACTCCTTCTGATATTGCTGATGCTGTCTGGGACGAGGCTATTGCCGATCATGCGACTCCCGGATCGTTTGGTCATTATGTAGGCAAGAAGCTGCTCTCTGTAGCTAAATTTATAGGACTAAAATAATGGGCTGTGCTGTAAAACAACCGCTAGAAATAGAACAAGGGGCAACCTTCAAGTTCAAGATTAACTGGTTTCAGGATGATGAGATCACACCTGTCGACCTGACTAACTACACTGCCCGTATGCAAGTACGCTCGGAAGTGACTTCGACAACCGTTTTGTTGGAGTTGACCACTGAAAATGGGCGTATCACAATGAACGGCGCATCAGGTGTAATCGACCTGTATGTGTCCGCTACAGATACCGCTGCTTTGACTTTCACGGCAGGGGTTTATGATTTAGAATTGGTAGATGGATCAAACAGCGATGTCTACCGTCTCATGTACGGTTTAATTGAAGTTTCACCGGAAGTAACTCGATAGGAGAGTAAAACAAATGGCTGCATTAAGTGATTTTTTAGAATTAGAGCTGTTGGATCATATTCTGCGTAATGAAACGTGGACTCCCCCAACATCGGTGTGGATTGCGTTGTTCACTGCCGATAATGGTCTGGAAACTAACGTACAGACAAGCGAAGTATCTGGTGGCTCGTATGCTCGTTTGGAAGTAGGTGGATCATCAGGACGCAGTTTTACTGTAGCGGCTGCGGGTGCGACTACTAGCAATGAGGATTGGATTTTTCCAACTGCTACCGCTGATTGGGGCACAATTACTCACTGTGCGGTGATGTCCGCTTCCTCCGCAGGTCAGGTGTTGATCCACGGCTCATTGACTGCCCAGAAAACCGTTAATAACGGAGATACCTTCAAGTTCTCCGTTGGTGATTTCGACGTTACGATGGCGTAATGAAAATCCTTGGATGGAAAGCGTGGTACACACAGAACAGGGTATATTCTTCTGCTAAGATAGCGTGGGAGGATTTACCCAAAAAGGGTGTACTGTTTGTCGTAGTATTTTACGCTACTGGAAGTCGTGAAATACTTAATGGCGTACGTCGCTACTTCCAAGCTACTGGTAGCTCTGGTAATAAATTTATCAAAGGCAGTCTGTGGCGGCAGAAGACACTCCTCGATACGTATGAAACCTCTGATGCCGAAATAAAAGAAGGTGTCTGGGACGACGACGAGACCGTTGCGCGGATTGCTAAGGAAGCAAGTGAAGCGCAATGGCATGGGTAGGAACAGATTTTGCGGTTCCGCAAGGGTTTAATGCGGATTACACTAACGCTACTACTTGGGATCAGACAGGGTCATCCTATAATTTTGCTGGAGGTTATTCTGGCTTAGCCGGAACAGATCCTACTTTACTTCATACCGCGTACGCATCAGATTACACTACAATAACGTCGCCACAAACACATTCTGCCACAGTAGAGGTAGTAAAGAGCGGGTCTAATGTCGCATGTTATGCTTTGATATTACCTGTGCCTTCGAAAACTCCTTGGGTTTCTCTACAAGCTGTTAATAATAATACAGAAGATGTTTTCCTAACGCATGGCGGATGTAGTTTTTTCACTACTACATATAACGCGAACATTCAGCCACGTTATATATTGAGTGTATTTGATAGTACGCTGTCTACCTATAAAGGTACGTTGCGTGATACTAGCCCCGGTACTGTTATGCAAACAGGAGAGTATCAATGGACATGGTCTAATGTACTTACTGCTTCTCAATATTCGGCATTTAGTATCACACCTACGGATAAGCTCGTAGTTTTTGTGTCAGTTAATAACCTCGCAGCGCACTCCGCATCTATTTTTGGGATGTACATAGGGCCAAATGGAAACTTATGGCAACACCTACAACAAAACTGTAATTTTTATTCTGATGCGGCTTTTCTTTATACTATACCTGCACAAAATAGCATTAATTATATCGGGGCTGGACTTACTCCAACAGCAACGTTGATAGAAGCAGCAGGAAGTCAGTATAAGCTTGTTAGTTCTGCTAATTTTGTAGATAACGCAACTTTAGCCGCAGCGGGTGTAACTGTTTTAAGAAACGGATCTAATCCGGCTCGTGGTGCGGGATTAACTACTATGGATATTTGGGAAGTAGCCCACGAATATAATTTATCAGAACATCAGAACGGTCGGTTAGTTTCCCCTTCTAGCTTGTCTCCACGTACTCCTACTCGCCGTAGGCTTTACCTTACTTATAACGGAACATAACTATGGCTAATTGGGATTCTTATTATTCTACTTATGCAATTTTACAAGTAGGTGCAAATACCTTCGGTAAAAACTCAGTTAAAATAGTAACAAAGTTAAATGTTTATTCGACTTTAACTACTGGGCCTACGTTATATAAAGACTCAGAGAACTGGATTACGTTTAGGCCTTATGTATATTCGAGCAGAATACGAGTGCAGGTCTACTGGTGTGTCAATGGCACTATGATCTTTACCTCGTATATAGAGCCCCAAGGAACTTCTGCTTTTACTTCTAATTTGCACTATATAAGTGCTGGACAGTTCGGGTTAGAGCTTGTTATTGAGTTTGATCTAGAAGCTAAAACTATTGACTTTACTTATAGGTGTATTGATTCTGAAACAGGGTTTGGGTTATTTTCTGGCACACCTAGAGATATGTCGGCCTATGTGCCAGAATCTTTTACTTTTGCAGAACATTATACGGGCATAATGGCCCCCGATACCACTTATACGTTAAACTCGTATGGCTGGACTTACACAGAACCGTTGCGATCAACTTCTGAAAGTTATCGTTCTCATAGAGACTGGTATGAAAACATAGAGTTTTACGGTAAAGGTGATCCTACTATTATAGGGGCTACGCAACTTGATTGCGAAAGCTCCCTTACCTGCGCTCCTTTTGGTGTAGATATATCTGGCGCAATTACTATAAGTACTCTTGACGATGCTCTTTTACAAGCGACAGGTGACTACAATAACACGTTAGAATATCTCGAAATCACTCACGCATCGGTTGTCGAGATCACAAGTAATCCATTTTTATCTATTACAGAAGCGCCTATAACAGGCGCTACAGATCAAAATATTTATCCCATAGAAGCAAATAAAAACTATGCTGTTAAGTTTGTAGTCTCCAATCCGGGTACAAATACGCAAACGTATCCAAACTTAGCTATGCAGTTAAAAGCTGTACGCGAAAATAGCGGTGTATTCACTCCTATATCCTTATCTACATGGAGCGATGGACAGGATAACTTAGTTTCTTCATTAAACGGATACGGTTATACAGGATCGTATTTTTACAGGCTTCCGTCATCTAATTATAACGACATAGAAGCTAGGTTGATTTTTCTCGCTAAGCGAGACGGGGCTCAAAGCGTAGTAGACGTTGATGCTGATCATGTTATAGCTCGTATTGGACTTCATTTTGTTTTATGGAACAAAACTACTGAAACCTACTTAGGGGCAATACAGCTAAAGTTTTGTAATCCTAATAACCCATCAGCAGGAGACCCTGCACATGCAGGTATAAATCTTTTACCTAATGGTGACTGGGTAGCCGCTGCTACCTTTGCTACAGGTGAATTAGAGTTTTACACATTTACGACCGCTAACCTAATGACTGGTTTTGGGTATATATCGACTCCGGGATACAGGGCTGATTGCGACGTTACTGGTACTGTTAATAATATCGGAGGAACCCGTGTAAACATAGATAGTGGGCTGCCCGGTACGAGTACATATATACGGCTTGTAATTGGATTTAATAATGGAAGTTACATTGTCGCATTTAAGGAAGATGTGAATGTCGATGTTGTTTGGATTTCTGATGATTATGGATCATCTTGGAGTACTACGACAGGGGGTACTTTTGAAACAGCATGTATTTTGGGTTCTACTGACACTGAAGGTAAGCAGGATGGAGTTTTTGTAGAGGATGAAAGCGGCAATCAATACTATGCTTTTGGTTGTCCTAATGATAGTACTTGGTACTTCATTAAAGACGATTTTACAGCTACATCTAAATATGTACCTTCTGCGGGATTTATTCTTTATAAAAACAAGGCGAAATCTACTGCAACCGCTATTGCAGGAATAACGCTTTATGCTTCTATACATAAAACCGTTATTACATATAATGATGTAACTTTTCCTGAAGGTACTTCAATCCCTATTGTTTTATTTGGAGCGCATCACGAGGTTGCTACTGACAATCAAGGGGTATATGACCATCAAGTACGTGTTTATAATAACGGCGGTACTGGATGGAACAAATCTACATGGAACAATTTCTCCGTAGCAAGTGTTACTTATTCTGAAGATGGCGAACTCTTAGCGATGGCTACTGTCCGTGTAGTGTCTAACACTAGCGTAAGTAATTTGTCCGCTACCCTTCGTTGGGACACTCTTAAAATTGTATCAGAAGACCTATCTAATAACGATGCGTCTGACCCAGATGTAGACAATAATATTGTATTCCGCGGTTTAGGTTCTTCCAAAAACAAACTCGTATTTTGCTGCCATCGATCTTATAGCAGTGGTGATTATCTTTGGCCGCACGCAATGGTAGTAGTAAACCCAAACAGTGAGAGTGGACGCCCAGACTTTTTTGACAGGGTCTTATTCGCAAATAAAACCAAAGGAACTGGAACGTCTCCTTTGTATGTGGAAAACTATGTAAGTGATGGTATAAATATTCCTGTATATCGCCCTATGGACCCAATTGCTCCGGGCGAAGAAGTAGAATTAACGTACATTATTCATTGTCATGAAGATGTTGCTGGGTCGATTATACATTTTTATTTAGATAATCATTCTTTACTTGGTTTTGTGGCTAATAACTACCGAACGACAAATCTTATACCTCTCGATTGCGGTACTGATGCAAACGGTTACTTAACTTCAGATTCTAATAATGCAATCGTGTGGAACACACAATATCATCAAGATGATGTTGGGTATCCGTTAATCTGGTCCGCAGATTATATACAACCGTATTCCGGGGCTTCTTATGGATCATTTGCATGGCTTACGAGTAGTGTTACTAACGGTTTAACCCGTGAAGCAGGATGGTATGCAGAACCTACATTTAATAATGTTCCGTACGTAAGTCCCGTAATAGGATTAACGTTGTCGGATTACGTGTATCTTGACGCGGCAAACCAAATGTATAGTGGTGACATTGTATGGAAAATTGACGGTGTTAATAATAAAACCAATTTACGCCCAATGTACCAATACAAATGGAACCAAGTAGGTACTACAAACTATTCATATCCTTACGTTGACTTGCTTCCATTACGAAATAATTCAGGAACAAATACTTCAGTACAGTATGGGTTTTTTATAAGGTACTACCTTACTAGAGCGTTTGGATCTAAACCGCCTGAAGTTCATGTTTATCACTCTGGTGTACACTCAACACTGAGAACAACTACCAATATTTTTGATTGGGATCGTTCTTATCAGGTGTCCGTAGCTAGTGGCGGGTTTACTCATGTACGAATGAACGGACAGTCCGCATTGTCCGCAACTGGTTCAACTAACGTACTAACCGGAGTATTAGGCGCTACACAATTAGATTGCATAACTGAAATTTCTCCGACTGGTGATTTTTTTGGAAATGAAGTCTTAGGAGCATTTAACCGTGGCGGTACTTGCGGAATTTCGCCTAATGCGACTCAGTGGTTTTTATTAAAAGCGGAAACTAACTTGGGCGGCGTATGCTCTATTACTAATGCAAACGCAGTAATCAATCAGGTCTTTATTGATGTAATCGCTTACCGTGTGCGTAATGATGATGGCGACGAGTCCACAGCTACGTGGGCTGCTCCGCTTAATACTATGCCCACGCTCTTACCTAATACAACGTATCGTATTCGGTTTGCTATCAAGAATACTGACCCTGTAAATAACCGTTATCTGGCTCCAATATGGCTTGATTACGCGATTAATAGTCCTGATGGAAAAGTAGGATTTATGCCTGCTGGATTGCAGCATCACGCTGTATATGCCCCGGCTTATCAGTATGATTTTGTCCGTACTGTGGCGATGAATACCCAAGGACTAGATAGTACCAAGGTAGCGCTTATCACAACATGGTATAAATATATAGATAGCGGCCTTAGTGTTATCGGGGGTACATACGACGGAACGGATAACGATCATTTCTTCTTTGCACGATCTCTAGATAACTGCGTTACGTTTGATAAATCGCACGATGCGGGTGGGTCAAATACGCATAACTGGATGAAGTCTTTTATAGGTGCAAAAAATTGGGAAACGGACGATGCAAAAGTTGCCGAAGTAACTAACGGCGACGGTGCTACATTCATCTCTGGTTTAAAAACTACAGATAATTTTGCTACGACTACTGCTTCTAGTGGTGTTTGGTGGCACGCGTCCCCTATATATCTCCCTCTTTTTGGGTACTGTTGGGGGCAAGTAGCCTATCATGATCCAACCAATGTAACCGGCGAGAAATACATGGCATGGGCATGTACTTTCGGAAGTGGTTCCACTGGGTCGGACGTATTTCCCGCAACAGGCCTTCAGGGTTCTCCAACGGCGTATATAGATGACACTGGCAGGGTTCCATACATAGTTAAAAATACTTATGTAAGCGGTACTGACCAAAAGGCTTATACGGAAGTATCAGGCGCGAGTATTCGTCTAGTAAAAGACCATGTTATTCTAATGAGTACCGACTCTTCTCCATACTATACAGCTTACAGTTTGTGTGGAGCTACTCAGAATCACTTTGCTTCGTGTCCGGCAGATGGTACAGGTACTATTTCAATTTCATCTTACCTGCAAAACATGATTTATCCAAAATGTTCGTCACTTACCTATGGTGGCATAATTTTTTGGCCAAATATTGCACAGATTTGTATTCATCCATTGAACCCAGTCGATAATAGCGCAGGAATAGCCTATTATATTTCGTTCCCTAAAAGTCCGACTAATGATTGGTATAATCTAGATTGCTCTTGTTATTTCCGCGCATCTACTACTACTGGTACTTTGGACTTGGACTATGCCGGTGATACATGGGGAACGCCGAACAGAAATCGTTTTACACGCCCAGTCGATAATCATCACGACGAAACCTACGATAACTATCAAGAAGCAACCTATGTTCCATTTTATGCTCCAGATTATGCAGCAAGAGAACTTGGCGATAGGCAGTATGTTGGCGGACGCGTATTCACTAGCGGTACATTAACGCATCCCGGACTTGGATGGCAGTGTGCAGGCGTACCTAAAATCAACGAGTACAAAGGCGATTATAACCCTACGCTTAATGAACTCCTTTATATAGAACCGGGTACAAACCCGTTTGATCTAGATGTGTATTCGTTCAAAAACTCATCTGAAATGTATCAAGACCCTACTGACGGTGACTTAGGGTTTGGGTTATTTTCAACTACCCAACAAATATCTAGTGGAGCATTTGATGCTTCTCAAAGTTTTGTATCCACTGATACGCATGGTTTAAACGTAGGGGTTAACCTCGGTGCGGGTGATACTATCGAAGTAGAGTTTTCTTTCAGACTAAAAGAAAATGGCCTTAACGCTACAGGCCATGACCCGATCGTTGTACAGGATGGCGATAAAATAACATTCAGGCCTTATGTTGATGGGTTTGAGCAGTATATTCTCAATTCAAGTGCATTAGCTATTTACACAATTGTTTCCCCCAAGACTACCCTTAACTGCGTAGCTTCAGTTGCCGCCACAGGTAGTATAGACGCGGGTAAATGCCAACTTGAGTGTGTCTGTACACTAACGCCAACGGCTCCACGAATTGAGGGTACTGCCACTTTGGGCTGCATAGGCTCTGTTGTCCCACATGCAAGTCTGTCGTTCTACGCCCAGATAGACCCGATGAACGGCGTATGTACTATGACAACCAAGGCGTATATTACCCGCCTTGCCGCTACTTCACTGACTATTGAAGTAGACGCCAGTATCGACTCACTGTGCCTTGTCCCCGCAAGTACATTGCTTGAGATTACTGGTTCTGACTTGACCGCAGAGGGTAGCATTGACGTATATGCCTATGCCAAGTTACTGACGAGAGCCTATACCAATATCTTTGGACGACTGACTAAACCCGCCCAAATCGACCTACACTGTGCCAGTTATGCTACCAATATAGGACATATCGGGTGGAAAGCTGACGTACTGGCTGAAGGCATTGACCTCAATATCTACGCCTGTAAGCCTGAGTTGACAATTGTTAAGGCTAAGCCGCTGAAATTGGTACAAAATGTCCCAGAAATTACCGCCAAAAAATGCTCAAATTCTGTGAAATTGTCACAAAAACAGCTAGAATTGGACATATTCGGGATGTGTAAGGCCAGTTAAATGCACGAATTAGTTCATCTTTTGCAGAAAACTCGCATTATCCCTTTAGTGGTGATGGCTTTCATACTATGGCTGACGTATGACTTCCATGAGTTCTACAAAAAACACGCTATGGACATGCAGGAGTGGCAGATAGCGGCTGTATTTGCGTACGCCGGAGTACTCATCGGAGCGATTAAGTTCTTATTTGAACACATCACTAACAAAATTGAGCGGGATGACGACTGATGGATTGGATTGAACTATTAGGACTTGGCGCATCAGCGGCATCAGGTGGCCTATTCGGTGTCCTCGGAGCGGCATTTGGCTCATGGATGAAGCATAAAGAGCGTCAGCAAAAAGCAATTGAGCAGAAAGCAGAGAGAGAACATGAACTGAAACTGATAGAACTGCGTATGCAGTCAACCTCGCAGGAGGGTGCATGGGACGGACTGACGACGAGCCTCCACGCTCAGATGGAGTTGGACAAACACCAGACGAATCTTCCCCTTGTGGTGGCGATCAAGTCTCTTTTCAGACCTTTCCTTACACTGTGTTTGTGGGGTGCGGTGGCGTGGCTGATGCACCTTGTCCTCATGGGATCGCTGCAAAATTACCTTTCGATGGCCTCACAAGCACAAACGATATTTTCAAGTGCCGAAATTGTGAGTCTCGTCCGGTACGTTGTTTATTCGACTGTTTTTTCTGCCACGACTGCAACAACGTGGTGGTTCGGAGAACGCGCACTGTCTCTACCAGACGTAAAGAATAGGTGAGACATGGAAGAACAGCAAATGCACCGCAGGGCGGAGGATCGGCAACGCGCCTATGATCCGAATTTATCTGTGCTACAAGCACAGGTGCATGAGATAGGTAAGGCCGTAGCTGCACTACAGGGCTCACCTGAGAAGGGGGCGTTGGAAAAACACTTCCAAACAATATTTAGTACGCTGATTCTAGGCATTCTTGCATGGGTTGGTACGTCCACGCTCGAAAGCCGAGAAAATATCATCAAGTTAAGCTCGTCCAGTTCGACAATAGAGAGCCGACTTAGCGAGGTCAAGAACCAGATTAATATGGCTATGAGCACAAACTATACAAAAGACGATGCCAACCGTGACCTAGTATCAGTCCTCGGTCGTATCAAGGCAGTAGAGGATAAACAAATTAACATGGACAAACACTTAATGCACATACGCAAAGAGTACGACGTTCTGCTGTTAGAGCATGATAAATGGAAGAAAATGCACGACCATGAGGATGAAAACAGATGACTCCGCTTCTCCTGCAACGCATAAGTTATCAGCAGTTTATGCTTATGGAAGATTTCCATGCAGAGTGCGGGATCACTGTCCCTATGGGGTTTATCTCCGATGGAATTACCGTCCCGCGGGGTCTTAGGTGGTTCGCCGTACCTACGGGTTGTGGGTTCAACGCCGCCCTCGTCCATGACTACCTGTTGTCAGAAGGACACTCATGGGAACACGCGCAGGAGCGTTTTGAAGCGCAATTAGAACTAGATGGAATACCTTACATAACACGGAAATTATATGTATTTGGAGTCGCAATTTGGGGGAAAATCAGATGACTCAGTCGCATTTGTCCCTACTAGAGAAGATTGTTTTCGCCATTGCAGCAGCCCTTGGTGCGACTATCCTTTATGCAATGGACTGGCAGAGGGAGCAAGACGCAAATATATCGGGGATAAGGGAGCTTCAGAAGGAGCAAAAAGCCCTGTACACGCAGCAAAAACAGCTTAATGAGAGTATTCTTAACTTTAACAGTGAAATGCTGAAGGCTATTAAGGCCACGCAAGGTGACACCAATGGCGAACATGGAGCAAGTACGGCTAATATCATCCCTGAAGGATAATGGGCTGCATGATGTAGCGGATTACATGATGCACCTTTTTGAACGGCAGGATGATGTAGATAAAAAGGTTGAGGCCATACAAAGGTGCATGGATGATATAAAAAAGGCATTCCCAAAGGAAGACCCTTATGGGCACAGGTTGTACCATGAGAAGGTAATAAGGCAGCGGGAAGCAATGGATGAAGTAAGGTGGTCAGTGAAAGCTGATCTGTACCAAAAGGCGGCATGGATAGTTATTGGGCTAATTGTTGCGGGTGCGGGGTTAAAATTGGGATTAGGTGGATGACGAGCGACGACTTTGAAAATATGTTAATGCGCCATGAGGGTGTGCGACTGAGCCTGTACAAGTGTTCGGAAGGATTTAACACAATTGGTGTGGGTAGGAATTTAGACTCAAACGGGATTAGTTTAGATGAAGCAATGCTTCTTATGCGGAATGACGTGGATAAGGCTGCTAGAGACTTGGGAACTCATTTTCCCATCGTTCATGAGCTTGATAGCAATCGTTACTATGTCCTCGTTAATATGGTATTTAATCTTGGGTTAGTTGGAATTAGCCGATTCAAGAAGATGTGGGCTGCTATATCCTCAAGGGATTACGAGCAAGCTGCACTGGAAATGTTAGACAGTAAATGGGCAGACCAAGTAGGCAATAGAGCTGTTGAGCTGTCTGAAATTATGAAAACCGGGGAATATAATGGCTAGAGCAGCACCAGTCTTTGACTATTCGTTTTAATAGGAGACCAGAAATGGCAAGTGGAACATTACTTTTTGATTACGCTCAGCGGGTAAAGGGCGGAGATTTGCGTGCAGCGCAACAGGACTTGGCGCTAACTACAGGTTTGATGGCTATCCCCGGACCTAAAATATTACCAAGAGCCCCGCAAACTAATCTGTATGAAAATGTAGCGAGAAGGACTGCTAGAAAAACTTTCCGTGGCAGAGGACCTGCTACTAAAGAGGCAGCAGAAATAACTAAGGATTATGAGTTACTATCAGCGAAGGTAGCTAAGAAATCAGGAAGAAAAAAACGCTTTGAGAAGCAACAGCGTGCTATCGAAAGAAGTAAAAGAATGGAAAAGGCAGCGCATCAGGCGGAAGCCATAAGTAAAGTTGGCGAGTCTTTGGGTGACGCACTAAAACAACGACGTATGGAAAAATTAGCAGAAAGGGCGTACAACTGGTGGAACAAAGGAAAGAATGCTGCGGATTCAGTTTCAAAGGCGAAGGGAGCACAGGTTGCTATAGCCGCAGCAGAAACAGCCAATGCTGTTGATGATATTAACGACGGCCAAGGTACTATTCGTCGTATGCAAGAACAGATGCAAAACCGCAAAATTATTCCTGAAGTAGTTGAAGGTATACGCGCTAAAGGATATTTTGATCCACTAATAAGAGGTAAATACTGATGGCAAAAGGTAAGAAAGGCGGCGGCGGCAAGAAGTGCTGACAAAAAAAACCCCGACAACGCGAGAAGTCGGGGTTAGAAGTACACTTCATTCACACATTAAAGGAGATTCAATATGTGCTTTGAAGTTTATGAGGAATATGTTTTTTAGTCAAGGAACGATTATTTTAGGTTGATCTTTTTCTTCCAGAAGACCTACATCCGGCTGAAAAAGATCAAAAGGGTTGTCCCATATCATAATAGCCATTGGGACAAAGGTTTCCCCTTCTACGTGGCATATCGCGACACGTTTATTTCCTTCCTTATCCACAACGGGCAATAACTGCACGTTGTCGGCCTGCATGGAATTTTTGAGGAAGTTCCAGTTATCAAGGTAAGTTTGTCTGTCTGTTTTGTCCATTATCCAAGTACCATAACTTCTATCCATTCTGCTACTTGTCGAGGCGTCATCCCCACATCTTTAAGGACTATGTCTTTCTTCAAGTCCTCTACTGTGAAAATGTATCCCCCACTATCAGTACCCATAATAACTGCGGTCTTGACGTTATTCTTGGCGGCTCTACGTAGCCACCGTAGTTGAAGTTTGGATAGTTTAGGGTGAGTTGAAGTGGATAAATTCAACGTACGAGGAGGAGTTTGAACATATTTATATTCCACCCAGAGAATACCGTTATGCCCCTCGTAGTAGTTATCCGGTGTACCGTTAGTGGCGGTAAGCCCCATACCCTGCGTGTACACAGAGTTATTTAACTGATTGTGTACACGCTTGATATAGTTAGCTTCAGGTTTAGCCATTAACCTTGTCGTCCAGACGGACGTTCTGAAGATTCAGCTTTTCGATCTGCTTGGAAATAGAAAGAGCGTGCTTTTCATCAGCTTTGGCTACTTTCATTGATTCCCGGGCTTTAGCCTTGGCTTCTTTTAGGTCATCACGCAGGTTCTTGATCTCAGCTTTGTTCTCAAGAATCTGGTCTTTCATCTTAGCTTGTGTAGCAGTTAATACTTTAGAGGGCTTGCGAGCCATGAACTTTTCTCCTTAATTTTTCACGTAAATTAGAACTCTCAACCGACACAATGCGCTTGATTAGCCTGTCTAAGGCTGAAGGTCTACGCCTTGTGTCGATTTCGAGATCCAGAGCATAATACAGCTCAGCAAGACTGAGCTGCGTTATGTTGTTGGTTAGCCCTCGATAAGACGAGAGCACATCCGCAACGATATGTTTACGGACAGTTGGTAACATCAGTCAAACTTTGGTGGGGCCAACAGGATGTTTTCAGCGTCTTGCAGACGAGAGTTTACATACGCAAACTGCTCATCAGTCAGAGGACGAGGATCACCAAACGCTACGGTCTTGGCATCTGAATTACCTGCGGCTTTAGTGTACATGGACATTACCAACTGGCGTGGTAAGCGACCCATACCTGCAATTTTGCTGATTGTGGAGTCAAAGTCCTTGATACCCGTAGGTGACACAGAGATGGTCATAATATCTGACTCATTACCCTCACCGGCATCAGCAGGAAGCAGAGCTACCATCTTCATGTTCTTACAGGCTTTACCATTGCCATTAGAACCAAACTGGTTCATTGGGCAGGTCTTACAGTCATCTGCTTGGATTTCAGGAGCGTTTTCAGCAGGGATAAGGTCATCGTTAGTGCCTTTACCTACAGCGGCACACACAGGTGGCTGTGGGTTATCTTTACGATATGCGCCTTTGTACAGATAATTGGCAGCAGCGAACTGAACGACGATTACATCGATCGGACCTTCTACTTCGCCAATACCCGGTACTTTGAACTTACCGTTATTCATAACAGAAATACGGCTTCCGGTTGGAGCCTGCACACGCTTTTGCAGTTCCAGAATTTCCTGCTGAATTGAAGCAGGCAGATTAGAGGTTTGGTTTACTTCAGCGACTTCTTGTTTCGCCATTATGATCTCCTTTTAGTTACAGATAGTGTGAATTTCTCGAAAGTCTTAAGTCCCGGAGGTAATTCACCATCATGCAGAGACAGATATTCCCTGACAGCCGGAGCTGACAGACGCTTCTGTAGCATGTGGAGGTTCCCCGTGGAACTTGCCCAATCAAGAAATTCTTCAGAGTCCTCGAAGGTTGGATAATCTTCCGTCTTTGGAGTGACGTTAATATCCTTACCAGAGGCTTTATCGATTCCGATTGCGTTCATGGTGTCCCGAATCCGGTACTCCAAGTCCTCAATCTCCTCGTTCAGTTGATTCATTTGCGAGGTCAGTCCTGCTTTTTGAACACGCAAGTCACTCAACTTGTCAATCATTGTACCTAGAGGTGTATCATCTTGCAACACTTCATTTAACATTTGAATCTCCTATTTAACTTCGCCGTAATTATCGCCCCACCCACCATCGGCATTAATGGGTAGTCCTTCGCACCAGTCTGGTACTTTACGCATACAACTCAATCCGAAGTTGTAGGCTTCCTCGGCTTCGTCTTCTTCAGCCAAGTACACAACCTCATCATGCGTCATCATCACAATCGGGTATTGAGACGCTATTTCAAGCATCTGCTCACCCACTACAATACGGGCAAGGCATTGGATCAGGTTTTCAGCCAGTAGCCCACCATATATCTTGCCTCTGGTGTGCTTGCCTGTACGGTATGAGAACTCTTCTCCCTCACCGTATGCCGTATCATATTGAATCCGTTTTAAGTCGGGATAATGCAAATAGAGACCGTTTGGCATCAGTATCTTCTGCCCTCTAACCTGTGCAATTACCTCGCCTGATGTTTGAGATGTGATGTTGTATGTCTCGTTGTCATACATTTTCTGGATAACTCGAAACATTCTGTTCCAGTTTTCCACAACATGCTCTGAAGCATCACGATATTTTTTGTGAGCTAGATGGATGTCTTTTTCAGATAGGTCGCTTTCGAGTACAGGAGGTCCCATAGCGCCTGATCTGAGCATGTAAGTAAACTTTGCAGCTCCGCACTGGTAGCCGAGACCGAGCCTTGCAACCTTTCCAACGAATCGCTGAGACTTGGTAACTTCGTCAACCGGGACATCGTAAATTTTACTTGCCATGAGTTTGTAGTTGTCGAGGTTAGCTCGATACGCTTCGAGTACATCACTTTGTCCTGAGACCCAAGCATTCATTCGATCCTCAATCTGAGATGAGTCGATTACGACTATCTTATAGCCTTCTGGTGGTATCAGTGATTCCCTGATCCGCGAGTCTGTACGCGAGGAGGGGAAGTTCTGAGGGTTAATCTTGTCTCCACCCGTCCATCGCATTGTATGTGCCTTACAATAGTTGAGCATGACGGGCAGAGTAGGCTTACTGTGAAGAATAAGTCTTTCAGCTCTTGACTCTCCGATTGTGGACTTGACAGAAAGCCTTGCTTCCACAAGCTCCCGCACTCTTGCGTCAGGATGGACTTGCAAGTTTTGGAACGCAATATCGTTTTTTGCGAAGGCATAAGTCATCGTATCCGGATTAGATGGACTTGGCTTTAATGGGGCTTCCGCTCCAAAGTATTCAAGCATCTTAGCGAACTGAGGATTCGAACTCAAGGCTGATTCAAAGGCAACACGATTTTCCTGATGTAAAAGGTGCATGATCTTATCCATCAGCGCGTCTTTCTTGTCACGTTCACGCATCCACTCTTCGTAAACCAGATTATGATTTACGTTAAGCAAAGGACGAGCAAACGCTTGGATGGTAATGTTAATAAGATCAAGCTCATCTTGTGGATAACTTGGTAGCATCTTGTTAAAGATCTTCCACATGATGTTTACATCATTCATGCAGTAGTAGATCATGGCTGCTTGTAACTTATCGTCCATATCATCCCACTGCTTGCCCTTTGCTTGAGCGAGAATACCGGGGGTTTTTGCACCGAGAAGATAATGTTTGGCTACTTCGTCTAGTGATGCACTGATGTCGTGACTATGTAAGCCACGAGCCATGCTCATAGAATCGTAGTAATAAGCAGGAGTGATCCCAAAGTGCTGACTAAGAATAAAGCCGTCGAAAGCAGCGTTGTGAGCCAGAACCGCAGTTCGATCCCAATCGAAGTGACTGAGAAACTCTGCCAAGTCATCTGGCCTGTACCAAGTAGTTTGGCCACCGTCCACGGAGACAGCCGCGCCGTGAATTTCGGATTTTTGTAAATCGCGCACATACTGCGTGGTCGAGAGTTTTGTGAGAGAGAAGTGTTGGCCATAATATGTCTCAAAATCTATCCCTAAAATCGTAGTCGGTCGAGCCGTAGAATTCACCATCCTCGGTGAAAATGGTCGGTCGTCCTCTGGTTCCGGTTTGACTATGCTTCCCCACCCCATTTTTTCTCCTTTTATGATAGTCCACCTCGCGGCGCAGGTTTCCTGCTAGTGTTATTAAACGCGAAGTAAGTGTTAAAAGTGCAATAGCTAAATAAATATGCTTCATATCACATTCACCTGTACCCCATTTATTTCAATAATTCCGGGAACGTTTTCTTCTTCACACATTTCAACGTACAGGTCGAAAGGGATGTCTATTACATAGATTTCCGCCTCGTTCTGCAACTGTATTGTGTCAAAGTATTCAACAATTTCAGAAACCACAGTCATGTCAGTAACTCCAGAAGGTTGAGCATTTTATCCAAGCGTTCAGCAAGGATAACATTAACTCTCTCTTCCAGAGTACCAACGGCTTCGATCATAAGTGTTTCAGTACGTTCTGTTTGACCGGCACGGTAGATACGGTGGTTAGCCTGTTTGAAGAGGCTTGGTTGGTAGATCGGACTCGCCCAGATCGTTGTCTTGCCTTTGGTAAGTGTGAGTCCGTGACCCGCCGATTTAGGATGCAAGAGTAAAGTCTGGAAACGACCCTCTTGGTATCCCTCCACAATATCTTTTCGTCTTCCGTCAGGAACAGTTCCATCAATGACTTCATAGCTTATCCTCTCTTTATCGAATAGCTCCATCAAAAGTTCTTTCTGGTGTCTCCACTGAAAGAACACTACAGAGTGATCTCGCTCTTTAACTAATTCAGTTATCAAGTGATAACGATCACTGTCTATTAATACACGCTCACCATCTTCTGTATAAACTGCACCAGAAGCGATTTGAAGTAACTTTTGAGCCATAACCGCAGCATTCACAGCGGTTACATCACCTTCAGTTGCTTCAATAAGAGCGTCATCACGCATAGTCTCATAGTCAACCATGTGTGAAGGGTTAAGGTGAAAAGGAATCCGTCGCGTTACGTTTGGTGGAATATCAAGACACTCCTCAAACTTGTTACGGATAGTAAAGGATGACATCAGGTGTGCGATCTCACGGTCTATACCGGGCTTATCAACCCAAATCCGCATTTCCGGTCGCGGCCCCACTTGCTCAGGGATACTTACAGCCGAGCGAAATTGGAAGAAACTCTTGCCAAGTAATGCTCCCTGATCGAGAAGGTACACCTGATGCCATAACTCGCACACAGACTTGTTAAACGGTGTAGCAGTCATAACAGTTCTGTATTTAAACATTGGCATTACCTTGGCCATTGCCTTGGAACGCTGCGATGTATGGTTCTTGAACGCTTCAGCCTCATCGACAATCACTGTATCGAAGTCAGCGAGAAGCGTTTTAAGTGATTTACATTTAGATAACCATTTAACACCGTCGTGATTAATAACCACGATTTGTGCTTCCGGTACAAAGCCTTTTTCCTTCTGTTTAGCACCACACACAGACACAGTGTATTCTTCAGGATAAAATTTCATTACATCGTTTGCCCAAGCCGCAAATTGAATGGACTTTGGACAAAAAACAAGAAGTTTACCCCCACCTTCTTGGCGTCTTTTGTGCCAAACACGAAGGTGGGCAAAAGTTTTACCAGTACCCGCATCTGACATATCAAAGATAATGTCAGTTGTTTTGGATACTTGTTCAGCTTTACGTTGATGATTATAAGGACGGATAGCTTTGAAGTTATCAGGTTTTACACCTGTATAGACTTCAACCAGTTGTTTTTTGTGACTACGTTTGCCTTCAGTAATATTATGTCGTACGTACTTCTTCGGCTCCGTCTTTTGAAGATTGTTCCAACCCATTTATCATCTCCTGTAGCACTGTGTCTGCTTGTTGTAATCGTTCTTGAAAAACTACTTTATCATTTTGAATTGCAGCATGTCCGATCATACGTAGTATGCGACGTTTATTGCTATCTGGTTCATGGAAACACACACGGTCTACATCTCTGCTGATTGCAACAGTCAAAGAAGGGGATGGGGCTTGGCAGTTAAATAACCAGTCAGGCATACCGTAAGCACGTTGCAGATACCATCCTGCTTTACGTAAGTCTTCTACATCATCCCATTTATGACCTGCTCTGAAAACATATTTCCATGCGTTTCCCAAACAAAAAGGAAGTAATTCAGAGATTTCAATTGCTTCAATTTTACTTGGATGAGAAGTGTAATGAGGGGGATGGTTTACCAGATCAGTGTTCTGTTCTGTCATGTTTTACTCCACGTAATTCATGAGCAATACTTTGAATAAGTATTTCGCGTTGTATGTCCAGTTCCTTTTTTGATTCAGGAGCGTTAGTAAAAAGATCTCTTGTAAGGTCAATAGAAGTGCGTAGCAAAGACATTATAAAAATACCCGGCTCATTTGAAACTTCTGCACATTCGCGCGCCATTATTCTCATGTGCTTTTCGATAATTGCGTGAACCGCATAAACCTCTTTTATTTCTTCTTCGTCCATAAGATCTCCTAAAGTCGCATTGAAATAAATTTATTATGTAATTCAGCGTTAAACCCATCATGTACTGTATAGTCTGTATGCTTTCCTGACTTTTTACTGCGCCCTTCTGTCTTTATCTGAGAGCAAGTACCACACTTGATCGCACCAGTATTAGAACGCTTACGTAAAGCATCTTGAGACATTTGCTTTACCTTTCCACAATTACAGCATTCGCATAAGTATTGTGGTATTAAACCTTTTAGTGTCATCGATGGCTCAGCGAAACTAAGGATTCGCATATTACCTACAACTTGATTTTTCAAGTAAGCCCTATTCATTGCCATATTTAATTCCCGTCCATTCGCAAAGTTCCTGACAGTCTACGCAGGTTTGTACTCCCGGTATGGCTAATTGGCGTTCTGATGGGATCTGTTCCCCACACATTGTACAGTCATCAGCGGTTTCTTCTTGATATACATACCCTCTCGCAGCGGCTTTAAGTTTCTCTAACATAGCTTCTTGTTCCGAAACGCGGTCTGCATCGTCCATTTAATATCCTCCAAGAAAAACCCGGCACGAGGCCGGGTAGATTATTTTCCAAACACTATTTCATTAATCTTAGATTCCCACTGTTCGCGGGTCATGGAACCAGTACGTTTGGCTTTACTGTTTTCCCATTTATATTCTTTGGCACGGGCAACAGCTTCTTGGCGCTTTTGCTCTTTGGTTTTTGCCATCATTGTTCTCTCCACAGTTATGTTTCATAGAAACGATCTATTTTCCGTAATTTAACGGATAATGTAAAGTGAAGCTGCCCTACACGGATAGAGAGTAGGGCTTCTCCGCTGGTAGTGAGTGACTCGACCCGAGTATGACTATTCAGCTTTCCAGAGCTTCTGGATGTCGGACCTCATCTGGAACCCATCTTTCGGCCCGACACCTATTGCGCTTACGCGCCCTTTGCCGCCTTAGCGATCAGGATACGCGCACCGTCTGACAGAACGGCGTCAGTATCGGCGTCAGAGCCGTTGAGCTTCAGGGTTTCTCCTGAAGTCAAGGTAACGCCTGCTGCGCTCAGAGCGTCAGAGACGGTAGCACCGTCTTCAACACCTACTTCAACGACAGCACCGGGTACGCGAATAACTTTAGCAATAATAGCCATGTGAATATCTCCTTAGATATTAAAGTGAAGAAATAAGGAACTTAAATTCGTTCCATAATTGTGGTGATGGTGACGCGTCACACGAATTAACCATCAGTTTTATCTCGTCAAGAAGAGGATTCTTCCTGATCGTAGATTCATGTACGACACCAGTAAACTTCGTACGAAGCATATCGATGTCTTCATCGGGCAAAGATGCAATTTGATCATCAGTTGCATCAGCAATAACGTGAGCAGCTTTCTCAATCGCATCTGACTCTTGCGAGTCATTAGAACGAGTACGAGTAAGGTCACGGCTATACTCAAAACCGTGATCTATTGCTAACTCGATAAAGCGGTTAACCTCATCGTCACTGCAATTGTTGTAAATATCGTCAATGTCTTCATCCCATTCGGGATCGACAGTGACATAAACTTCTGTTTCGTAATCACTATAACTAACTCTTGGCATGTAGCCTCCTATAAATAGATCAAAGTTTCTTCCAACAACTCAACCGCCATTGATAGCGATGGATTGTTGTCCACGTTTGCCACACCAGATGTGAATTCTTCAATCTCCTCAGATAATTTCTCAGGATCACCAAAAGGTCCGACATCTTCTTCAGGATGTGCAGGATGGAAATAGTCAGCCCAATGAGTAATGACTACTTCACTAGACTTAGTTGTCTGTGCAAAATCGGGATCAAGACAAACAATGTCTTTTGCATCTGTTCCAACATACATCAGAGTTGTGAACACGTACTCAGGTTCGGTTATATAATAACCAGCTACGTAACACATACCAATTGGCACTGCATCGAATGTTGTGAAATCTTCCCACTCAAGCTGCTGCTTCTTCATTTTCTTCTGTCTCCGGTTTAAAGTACTCTTCGTATGTGTCATATAATGTTACGTTTGCATTGTTTCCATCTAACTGGATACGAGCGAACTTAGGCCCAATCATTATGATCTGTTCTACTAACTGATTCTGTGGATTGCGAGCTGCGTAAGTACGAACAGTCTCATCAATACCCGGAACAAGTTGTAACCAACGCCACCAGTAGCGACCTGCTGCATCGTCAACTGTTGCATTGGAGAGGAACATCTCCATCAACGACGCCAGAGTTGGCCAATCCTGTTCGCTAATCGCCTCTGCAACCGGGGTGGTATAATCACCAAGACAAGGACGACTATTATCGAGAATATGAGGATGACCTGTTGGCCTACCACTGAAATTCTCGATACGGCGACCACCACGGATAGGAATAATAGCAACGGAATTATTACGTACATAGAAAGTACACGTTAAAGGTTCAAGTTTGATCTTTACAGGACCACCGTTGTTAATAGATGGATAATTGTTATTGTCAGGAGACATCCAAATATCATCATAACGCCAACGAACAAACTGACCATGTGTATCTTCACCAACACATACTGTGCGAGGATTAACAGCGGCTATGTTTGAAAGCGATTGTTTAACTCCATCCTTACTGATGTGAATCATTTCATTATCAGTAAGACGAGCACGCTGTTCCTTAATCGGAGACAATTCACGATTGTGATTTGATATGTCACGCTCTGTACGTTCGATCGAAGCTTGATTATTCTGTTCGCTAAGCGATAGATCGTGGAGTATTACACGTATCTTGGTTTGTAAAAAGTCTGGGACAGCGATACCAGCACGAGTTACCTTCTCATTGTACTCAGTAATTGCTTTCTGATCTTCAACATATTCATCTAAGTCTTGACGCATACTTACAATACGTTGATTCCAATTAGTTATCTGTTCTTCGAATCGTCTGATCCTGTAATCCAGATCCTGAACTTGTGGATTTTTAAACTCAATTTCTTTTAGTAATCCCATTTGTCATAGTCTCCCCAACGCCAATTCAAATACTGATCGCGTTGATTCTTAAACTGTTGATTCATTTGAGTTGCTGGTACTGCTTGGTTATTTCTTAAACCACCATACCCATAACCATTGTTAACAGGTTGTGTATATGTACGCTTCTTAACTTTTGCTGCAATCTCATCTTTCAGAGCTTTGAGCCATTCAGCATCGTAACGCTCATCTTTAACTGCATGGTCTACTTTCTGATAGACAAGTTTGTGGTTCATATCGAATACATCGACCTTTGCTTCCATCTTCTTGTTGTAGATACCACGAATGAAGAAGTCACAATGTTCGATGTATTCGTTGGTTTGATTTTCGTCAGTACCAGACGGACTGACACCCATGTTTACGTGGGAATGACCCCAGAACCGTAATTTTGTTGAATCCATGCCGCGGCTTTCAAGATCAACTGCCAGATTAGCGACAGCATCAGATTCAATATCTGTGGTAACACCACTTACCTCCTGTTCTAAGAGAAAGATTTCAGTGATTAAATAATCACCAGTTTCGGTCTTATCGACCATGCCGAGCCAACCCACTTCTTCCGGGCAAAGCTCAACAATCTTCCACATCTTCGTCCACGCATCCCGTGTGTAGTACACCGTCGGCATCTGTGTTGTGCCAATTGGTGTAATCGTTTTGGTCTGTGAAGTTGCATTGAACTGCAACGGTTTAGGTGCGGGTTTCGGTGTGGTAGTGGTTGGTACATACTTACCACCAGTTGCTCCAACCACGTAATGTGGTTTCTTTCCTTTCTTCGACATAATGCCTCCGGGTTGTTGTTAAAAATCTGTTTCCAGTGCTTTCTCTGCAATGTCATGTATTCCGATGTCTATTGTTTCTTTGGTAATAACATTTAGTGCCTCACGATAGCGATCACGTTCTACTTCAAGTTCTTCAATGCGCTCAACTAATTCGCTACGAATAAAAGTTTGATACCTAAATAATCCTTGAATACTCATTTCTCACCTTCCAGTGCTTCATTTGCTATACGTAAGTTTGGTATGATTAAGTTATTATCCCAAGCCGACATAGCCTTATAGTTTTCTACAATTAGTTCTAGTGCTTCATGATAAAGGGCACGTTCTGTTAAAATGTCTGACATTCTTAATGATAAATGTTGGATTTCTTTTGCAAATTCATCACGTTCTGCTATTAACTGTTCAACATCCTCATATTTAACATACTCACCGTCAGCATCTTCATCAGCAAATGTATTGCCGTCAGTTGTTGAGTAAATACAGTATCGTTTCATTGGCATAACGTTAACGGCTTAAAGAAGATCTCAATGTTCTCTTCCATTGCAGCAGGCTCATGACGCAGGTGCATGAACTGCCATACTGCCAAGTTCGCAATGAGTGATGCTGTAGTACCAACAGTCAGGGTTGAGCCACAAGCACTCAACTCTGTGTTGTCATCATTCTCAGGAAGGTTCTTGAAGTACTTACGAATTGATGACTCATTAATCATATTCACATACACCACATTGCCGTGAGTACTAGCCATACGCGTATCGAATACATTGAAAGTACTGTCATCTTGTTTGAACTTCTCTATCAACATACGACGTGCTTCAATGCTATCAACGCACATAAAGACTGTGCCGTGATTAATCGTCTGAGACTCAGGTGTTACCTTCTCTTGAAGGAACGTCATTGTGTCTGGTACGTAACCGAGCTTCATACGAACCAAGTCCTCCATCGCATACACTTTCGATACGCCGATGTGACAGTCCATGAAAGCCTGATTAGCGAGGTTATGTGCTTCAACCTCATCAAAGTCGATGAATGTAAGTTTAGTTAAACCGAGTTCAACAAGCGCCATACCAACTCTTGAGCCGATAGCGCCAACACCGATTACCGTAACTGGGTAATCGTATTTATGGACGGGGAAAACCTCGTCATGTCTAATGGTACTGATGCCCATGTTCTTCACTCCCGACATTAATGTCTTTCAACGTGTAAATTGTATTTCCTACTGTCCACTCAGTAGGTCCGACCCATGTGGGCCTTACCCAAACCTTACTTCCATATTTGGGGTGGTTACTAAAACGTGGATTAGTTAATCTTCTCCAATGACCACGACGGTTATGACCGCGATGAGTCTTGTGAGATCCTTTTACTGGTTCCCCACTACGCTCAACCACAATGCGAGGAGCGTCAAGATATACGTAATGAGGTAAATCTTCACGATGGGGTAATGGTTTACCTTTACGTTTTGATTTAGCATTAGCAGCTTTCTGTGCAGGTGTAAGCACACGTCTTACTTCAACCAGATGCTTATCTCGCGCTTTTTGTAAAGTCTTCAGAATGAATAACAGCTTGTTCATCATTAATTGCATAAACAGTACTGATGTTTCGTCCTGAATTTCTGCAAAATCTATACTGTGTAGTAACTCTTGCTCTACTAAAATAGCATTTTCCAGATGACCAATTGTAATTTTGTTAT